ACAGGCATGAATGTTGTCTGATCAATACCACTTTGAACGGGAATTCTGCCAGCAGAACCACCCTTCAGGTTGGTAGAAATACCTGCAGAATCTGCATATGATACATTAATTGCTGCAAGACTGACCCATGTGGGTGTTCCAGTACCGTTTGACTGAAGAATTTCTCCAGCAGAACCAGCCGCAGTGAATCCAGTATCATCTGGTCCAATCTGATACAGAACTGCACCAGCTACACCACCTTTGACATCAGTTGCAAGACCAGCATTAGTTGCATATCCCGCAACCGCAACACCAGTAGCAGAAATTGTGACTCTACCTTGACCAGAAACAGGACTGATTTGAACACCAGCACCAGCAGTAACTGATGTAACAACACCAGTCAGATTTACACCGTTACCGTAATATGTCGCACCAGTGACGATACCTGCAGTTGTAATACCTGTCAGGTTTGCATTGAATATATCTGCACCATTATTGACAGTCAGATAGTTTGTAGTGACTGCCTGACCAACTAAAATACTTTGTGTAACACCAAGACCGAGGACCGTCGTGATTCCAGTAATACTGAAACTGCCACTAACAGTCGATGGACCTACAATAATAGGACCCGTATTATTAAACCTATTGGCAATCTTGTCGGCCCTAAGTAATGACATTACCTATGATTTTCCTTCCGTTAGTTGTATTTATAATATAACCAGATAAATATTTTCAGATCATTCAGTATTTAACAAGATGAAAGATGGTGAATTTTGTCCGTTAATTCAGAAGAAGTGTGTTGGACATAAGTGTGCGTGGTATACACAAGTGCAGGGGTATAATCCACAAACTGGACAAGAGATAAACAATTATAAATGTGCTGTGGCTTGGATGCCAATGATGGCTGTTGAAAACTCTCAAATGTCTAGACAAACAACTGCTGCAGTAGAAGATTTTAGAAATGAGACGGTAGCAGCAAATGACAGAAACAATCAATTATATGCACATGCAATAAATCAGGGGATTGTTCAGGCTCAAATTACGCCTCATCCCCCAATTAATACATTGCCACCTAATCAATAAGAGTTCTTACTACAAATAATCACATCAAGATATCGAACTCTGAAGTCCATTGATGCACCAGAAGTTCCCGCATTTGCAACGGTGATTGTGTGATTGTGATTGGCAGAGTTGCTGCCTGCGTTGGCATTGTGCTTATGTACACCAGCTTCTTCAGTTTCGTTGATACCTGTGTTAGAGGATTCTGTTGTTCTTCCCTCATCCTCGTTACTGGACATCAACTTCTCACCTTCTGCACCAAATTTAGAACCACTTAATTGTGCCTGACTATCTTCATAGTTATGGCTATGTTCTGGATCACTAATTTCGTGCTTGTGATCCCCAGCATTTCCTACAGAAACATTATGTGAGTGATTAGCACTCTGGTTACCAGCATTAGCATTATGGTTATGTTGTAAAAGTGGAACAGATCTACTGGCAAATGCACCAGTAAAGTTCATATTACCACCACTATTGGCACCCTCACTGTTTACAACTCTCAATGCACGGTTATTAACGCTACTGGTAATCTGAGTCCATCCACTCGGTGCATTTGACTGATAGAACAACATGGTAGTACCAGATGGTATGACACCAACTGATGCATTATAAAGTTGTCTTGCAACGTTTGTCGTTATGGTTGTGGTGGTTGATGTACTTGTGGGTGGGAAGGTATTATTTAATTGAACGACACCTTGAGCGGAGGTTGATGCATTAGGAAGTCTAGCTTCATTGATGACACCTGTGGTGATATTAGGTCCATGGATGGATGTTACATTAGAACCATCACCATTCAAGTTACCGACAGTTAAATCCTGTGTACTTGGATTATATGTAAACTGTGCGTTGTTTGTGTCGATAAGAGGTCTTTCATAACCTGTATCACCTGCAGGACTGAAGAGAACCTGAAATGTTGTATCATCATTCGTCTCATCTACATTAATGAAGTTTGCATTAGTTGCAGTACCAGTTACATCTCCAGTCAGATCACCAACAATGTTAGCAACAGTTAATGTATTTGAACTTGGATTGTAAGTAAACTGTGCAGATTGAGTATCAAGATAAAGGGCTTGATATTCATCAGTACCAGGTTCAGTAAATGCTACCTGATAATGTACACCATCACTCTTTCTATCGATATTAACACGTTGGGCACCAGTTGCAATACCAGTCAAGCTGGCAACCACAGTGTCAAGTGACAGAGTGTTTGAAGATGGATTGTACTGAAGTTGACCGTTTTCACTATCAACATACAAACTCTGATAATTTGAACCTATACCAAGAGGTTCAGTAAATGTGAGTTGATAATTTGCACTATTAGATCTCTCTTGAATTGAAACTGCATCTGCACCAGTAGATACACCGATCAAAGCAGTCTGATCTTGTCTGACAGTCAGAATACCAGCACTGACACTGAAGTTCTGAGGGCCCTTCAGATTGTTAATCGTACCGATACCAGAGACGTAGATATTCTCAAAATCAGCCTGATTATTACTGTCAAGTAATTCAGTAACTGTCAAAACACCGACTTGATATGTCTGATAATCATTATCAATATAAATCGTACCACCCATACCAGCAGTATTGGATGCCTGGTAGTACAGGATGTTAGGTGCATTCATTGGCACCTTGAATGTCACAATACCAACCTCAGAACCATTCTGTTCAACACCATCGTTATAGATGTTGTTCAGGTCAGCATTTGGTGTTGATTTAATATAGAAAGGGAAACCAGCAGAACTTACATGGAACTCATACTTCTGAGCTCTGTTAAGATAAATTGTTGGATTGTCAGTATTTTGAGTGAAACCAATACCAGTTGGATCAGGATCACCTGCAACCAGATATCTAAAAGTATCTGAATTTACCTCTTCAACCCTGAATTTTGTGAATATTTCTGCACCATTAGCATTAAGGGTCTCGGTTACATTTACATCTTGATATGTAACAGTACCACCAGCACTAATCTGACCCTCTAGATTTGTACCTTTAATATTACCTGTGACTGTAAGGTCACCATAAATGTACTGTGCGGTGTAACCAATAGATACTGGTCCAATAACATCAAGATTATATTGAGGAGAGACTGTATTGACACCGATCTTCTTATCGTGCTTGTCAAAAGATACAAAGGTACCACCAACACCAATATCAAGACCATCAGTGACAGTCACGACACCAGAGAATACAGCACGTTGTGCCGTGATGGTAGTCCCTACACAAAGATTTTCACTAATCTCCGCATCACCAATGACAACAAGTTTTTTATGGGCTTGTGTTGTACCGATACCAACTTTACCTGTGCTATCGTCCGCATACAGAAGGTCTTCATTTACCTCTAGACCATTCTTTACGACAAAATCCTTATCGATTGCCATTTGGGTTCACTCTCCCCCATCTAATTTTTATTATTATTTATTAACCAGGAGCAATCAGTTTATAAGCCAAAGACACTCTCAAGTTATTAAAAAATCTATTTGGAGCAGTTGCGTGATGTAAAATTTTTGCTGGAAATAGAACTGCCCTGTTCGGTCTTACTCTAACTACTCTCTGGGATTCAACAGCTTGTTCGTCGAGTTTGTAGTTCATATCTTTCAAAGAGTCACAAAAAATTAATTCTCCACCCCATTGATAGATCCATGTAGGCATTGGATAATATAAAAAAGTTACATCACCATCATCAGGATGAACGTTTCCCGATTGACCTGCGGTTTGACCATTGGCATATATTCTTAGAAAATTATAATCACTATATTTTTCACCAAGTTTTGTAATAATTTTTTTGAACAAAAATCTTGAAAAATATTCTTCCTTTTCAAGATCATCTACATGCCAGAATGTATAAGAATTTGGTTGACTTGATCCTCCAGTCAATGACCATATTGGTTTTGTAGGATGAAGATATTCCCAGACTTGCTTATGAATAGTATCTGAGAAAAAATCATCAATAATTTTAATATCCACGATGTGATGGTCCAATAAAATAACGAACTTCTTTACTAAAATCATAGACAGCTTCAAAACTGTCATCTGTACAATATGAGAATGCCACTGAGGTTCTCAAATTTTGTGTTGATGGATTTGGGGAAG